AAAGTTGGAGTCATTGAAGACTAGGGAGAATAAAAGCGATGAAGAAAGGTTTGTAGATATGGTCGCTTATACTTTCCTTACGAATGCGTATATTGAAAGTTGCCTAATACAGTTAAAGAATTTAGCTAATCAAACCGAAGAAACAGGGGAAGAGAAGAAAAAGAAAGCAGAAGCTAATAGTTCGAAATAATTTATCAAATGGTGGTGTTTTACCCACCTTAAACAAATCCTATGACCGAAGAGGTTTTGGAGCTCACTGACTCCTTAAATAGTGAAGAGAATCTTGACTCTATTCAAGAAGAAAAGCCTGAAGTTGAAAGCGAGCTTGAAAAAGCTAAAGCAATCGCTAAAAATCAACGCATTAGGGCTGAGAAGGCTGAAGCAGAGCTGAAAGCTCTTAAAAAACCACAGCCAGCGGAGAAAGAAACTCCTAAAAATGACCCAGCTCACGACGGGTTGTCCCTAAAAGATATTCGTGCTTTACAAGATATACACGATGATGATGTGGAAGAAGTGATTGAATATGCTAAGTTTAAGGGCATTTCAATCGCAGAAGCCAAGAAAAATCCTGTAATCCAGAATACTTTGAAGACAAGAAGTGAGGAGCGAGCATCCGCTCAGGCATCTAATACTGCCAAAGATAAACGAAGTATAAAGACAGCCTCTGATGAAGATTTGCTAAATGACTTCGCAAGTGGTAAAGCCCCAGAAACAGAAGAGGGAATTGAACGACTTGTACAAGCCCAATTAGCAAAGAAGAGAGCTATCGCAAAAGGCAACTAGCGGTGGATAGATTGAATTCGGTGGGTTAATTCATTTTAACCCCAATCATATCGCAAATACAATCGGAACTTCTACATTATCAGAAGTGTGGCGAATAAAGTATATGCAGTCAACGCTTAATCTCGCTTTGAGAAATGCGTTGGTCTGCGAAAAAATCTGTCAGGTTGACAGAAGTGATTCAAAATATGTTGCTAATCCATATTTAACAGCTTTGAATGCAAATATCGCAACAATGGCTGGTACATATACTGTGGATACAGCAACAACTGTTGATGACACATTAACAGTAACCGACCAGGTAGAATCAGCTGTGCATCTTTTTGAGTTTGAAGAAACTCTCTCACGCGCTGACTTATATCAATCCTTTGTGGATGATATGACTGCTTGTGTTGCAGAACAGATTGACAAGTATGTTTTGAATGTTGTCTGCGAAGATGGCACAGGAACATACACAACCCCAGCTGGTGGATTTACAACTCCTGGTAACATCAACCAAATCTTTGCTGATTTAACTTCAAAGGTTGCTGGTTATTCAGAGATGTACAAGGGCTTGTATCTCGTAATTGAGAACACAGACCTCCCAGGTTTAATTCAAGTTGGTTTGACAACTGGTTTCTCCTTTGCAGACGCAACTTTAAGCAACGGCTTTGCTGGTCGCTATGCAGGCATTGATGTATATGTTGTTCGCACAGGAACATTTGTTGATGATACACTCGGAACAAAAGCAGTTACAAATAGCGGACATCGCTTATTTGGTGTCAAAGGTGTTACAACCTATGCAGCTCCTCGTGGTTTACACTATGATGAGAAAAAGGTTACACAGAAAACAGGTCGTGAAATCGCTGTGTGGGCAAATATCGGTGCAAAGGTCTGGGCTCCAAAAGCAGCATTAACTGTCGACATCACTTTGGCCTAGTTTAATTCTCTTCTTTATGGGGTGAATTAGGGTGATGAAGGGTTGCCTCCACCGATTCAACCCCCAGTCGCTCTAACCCACCCCATAAATACAAGCTAATAATTATGAAAAAACAATTAGCCGAAGAGGTTAAAAAGCCAGTGGTGGCAAAAACTTCTGAGGCGAAAACCAAAGAAGAGTTGTTACTTGAAAAATACAAGGAACAATCCCCAGTAAAATATGCTGCAAAGTTAGCTGCTGGTCAATTTAAGAATTTTAAGTTGGTTGCAGCAATTTTGTTGGCTATTTCGTTTGGTGTGGTAGCAGTTGGTGGTGCTGTAAAAGCTTATCAGAGTTTTGGTGATGGACCAAAAGTAGTAGTTGAAGGTGATTATATTGAGGCAGGTACACAACCTGTTGCTTCAGAAGAAGTTTTGGGTGCTATGGCAAGTCCAGACATTAGTTCAAATTGGCTTTCTGTTAATGGAGACAATACCTATCATATAGTTGCTCCACTTGATACAGCCAGTTCTAAACTAGTTGTTTTCGCTAACCCTTTTGGTACTTCAGCTAATGCAACTGTTGAAATGGTTAGAATCCAAATGACTGGTGCTGCTACAACTAGTGATTCTATTGCAGAAATTTTCTGCGGAGCAGCCACTTCCTCAGCAGGTGTTATTGGTTTAACTCTTTTGGACACAGCAGATTTTTACGCATCAACAACTGTTAATTTTCTCGCTGAGAACAATCTAACAAGTGCACTTGGTGCAACTGTTGATGGTGGTACGGTAGCAAAAATTGCTCTAAATTCAACCTATCCATATTTTGTGTGTAATGCTTCCTCTACTTATGCAGGAACATATACAAATAGTACGGTAGTAGGTAAGGCAACTGTAAGGGTGTCTAAGACTCGTTAGTAATTCAAGAGGGTGAGTAAATCGCCCTCTTACCTTTACTAATAACTTATATGACAAGATATTACATAACAACGTTAACTTCAATTTCTAATGCAGACCCAGCCGTATTTACTCTCGTAGACCACGGACTTTATATTGGCGATAGGATTAGATTATTCACTTCCAGCTCTCTTCCTTCTCCGTTGGTAGTTAATACGGATTATTATGTCGTTCATCAAGGACTTACAACTAGTACCTTTGAACTTTCAGATGGTATGGGTGGAACTCCTATTGCAACAACTTCTGCTGGTGCTGGTACTCACTCATTTATGAAGATGAACCACGATGGCTTAACTCCAATAGAAGAAGATAATCGATAATATGAAGATTACTTTGCAAGCTCCAAGACAAGGAATAGGCCAATCTGCACACGTAGGCTTTGCTGATGTGCGTAATTTTGATATTGATTCTGTACAAGGAATAGCACGCTTGAATACAATAATGGTTAAGAAGTCAGGAACGACAGTAGATGCACAAGTTAAATGGTTTGCCAGAGACCCTGATACTTCTGCTAACATATTCGCTCTTGATAGTAACGGAGTTCTTTATAAGTCAGCAGATAGTGGTGGTTCTTGGACAGAGATTTCAGATAGAGACGGAGCAGGACAAGGGCTTATTGTTAGATGGGGTTATGTTTTTGTATGTGAGGACACTACGATCGATGTCTATTCTATTGCTGGAAACACTTGGACTGATAATTGGCAGACGATTACTTCTGATTCTTTGTGGCATCCGATGCTTTTTTCAAAGTTAGACGGCAAGATTTATGGTGGAGCAGGTAGAGATATTTTCACTATTGAGCAACTAACAACCTTTGACCCAGCAAACGCCGCTACTTATACTTTCACTGCGCAGGCCTTGACTGGTCAATTACCAGCCTCTACGAGAGTAAAATGTTTAGAGGAGCTTGGAAATAACCTAATGATAGGTACTTGGAAAGGGACTAACGTTTATGACATAAGAGAAGCTACGATTTATACCTGGGATGGTTCTTCTTCAACTTATGGACAGCCTATTTCTATTGACGCCCACGGGATACACGCAATGAAAAATGATGGAAATTCCCTCATTGTCTTAGCTGGTATAGAGGGACTTGTGTACTCTTGTAATGGGGCAAGCGCTTGGGTAATTGGAAAGTTACCAATGGATTTAGCAGGTGGTAAATACTTGGAGTTTTACCCAGGGGCTTTGACGCAGTATAAAAATAAGATTTTCCTTGGAGTTGGACAAGGTGAAACTACCGCAACAGCAGGTATGGGTGTTTATTCACTCCAACAGACAAGTAAAGGAAATATACTTAATTTTGAGCATACAGTTAGTACATTAAGTGATGGCACAACTAATCCACTTAAACCATCAGCCTTATTGCCAGTTACACGAGACACACTTTTAGTTGGTTGGAGAGACAACGCAACTTATGGAATTGACTTGTCATCTGCAACATCATACGCCTATGGAACTGATTACTCTGGATATTTTGACTCTCCACTTTATGAGGTAGGCAATGTTGAGAATGTTTGGAAACCAAAGAAGATTGAACTTCATTTAGGCAAACCTTTGCGAACTGATGAGGGTGTTAAGATTTCCTATCGCAAAAGCCTCTCAGATAGTTGGGTAGCAATTAAGACAATGGCTTACGCTGACAATAAAGTCGGAGCAATGATTTCTAAAATTATTATTGATGATGTTGAGATAAACGTCAAACCAGGAGAACAAATACAGTTGAGAGTCGCCTTGAAAGGTACTTCGACAACCACACCAGAATTTAAGTTTTTAATAATGGAGTAAAATGTCTAATGAACCCGAGGTAAATTATTACCCTCAGACAATAGATTCCACAACAAAAGAAGGGACTGCGACAGAACCGCAGGCTAATACTCCCAATGTTTCAAATAATAGTTCAATTCAAGAAGGTGAAGGAGAAGCAAAAGCATTGCGTTCATTACAGTCAATAAATTATCGTGAGAGTGTCAGTGGTTGGCTTTTAGGAGTAGATGGTGTTATTAGGGCTATTGGAGTTATACTTTCAGGAGCTATTACAGCAGTCACAGGTGCGATTGGTGGTTGGATTATTGGGGCAACAACTTTGAAATCAAAAAATGATAAGGTTGTTTTAGATAGTGATAATGAAAAAATAGAAGTAGGTACGATTGAAATGGATGGTGTAAATAGCAAAATTACTGTTGGAACAATGGAAATTGACGGAGTAAATAATCGTGTAAGAGATACTGGATATGTTGCAGGAGTTTCTGGGGTTAACATAAGTCCTACACTTGTTGAAAGTGAAAATATAGTTGGAAGAGCCACATTAAAAGGTGCAGTATTTTCTTATGATATTGTTTCAGCTGTTGGAGGTCAATTACTGGTTTCCAATTCTGACACATTAGCTTCTGACACAACAGCGTTAGACGCAAGCACTTTTACAATCAAAGGAAATACAACTTTTGCAATTAATGATATTTGGCTTATAAGAGCAGTTACTGCACTTGGAATACAGGAAGAATATTTAAGAGTAACTAATATTGGTTCAGCACCGACTTATACAGTAACGAGAGATTTGGCTTCTTCTTTTGCAGCTGATACTAATCCTATTTGGAAAGCAGGCACTACGATTGTAAAAGTTGGTTCGAGTGATGGTGTGGCGACTTATTCTGGCGGTTGGCTTCGTTTAATTGGTGAAGGGACTAACGCCCCTTATTACTCGGTGTTTTCAAGAACAGGTGTGGCTTATGATGGTTTTACAGAAAGAGTTAGATTGGGCAACTTAAATGGCATAGGTGGAAATGTCGCAGACGTTTATGGTATTTACGTCGGAAATGTCTCTACTGGTAATTATATGCAGTATGACGATGTTTCAGGGGATTTAATTGTAAATTATTCTACAATTTCAAATCAAGATATTTTTGGTGATGGTTCTGATGGTGATGTAACAATATCAGGCGATACTACACTCACATCAGATATGTATTATAATAATCTGACAGTTGATAATGGAATAACTTTAAACACTGGCGGATATAGAGTTTTTGTAAAAGAAATTTTAACAAATAATGGAACAATTTCAAGAGTGGGAGTAGCGGGAGGGAATGGGAACAATGCGGGTGGTTCAGGTGGAACAGGAGGAACTGCGGGAACTGCGCTGGCTACTGGTTCAATTTATGGTTCTTATGCTGGAAAAGTGGGTGGTAATGGCGCAGAAGGTGGTATTCCAAGCTGTACTATAAACGCTCAAAATGGAACTGCTGGGGCGAGTGCTGATAAATCAATCGGTTTAGCAGGAGTAGCGGGTGGTGCTGGTAATGGTGGTGGTAATGTTTCTCAATGTACAACAGGAACATCGGGAACAGGAGGGACAATTACTGGTACAATTCTCAATTCAATTAAAAATGTTACACACGCTCTTAATCTTGCAGATTTTCAAACAAGTTTAGCGGTATTCAAACCAAGCCCTGGTTCTGGTTCTGGTGGCGGTGGCGGTGCTGGGAAAAATGTGGATAATAACGCCAATGGAAATGGCGGTGGCGGTGGGGGTTCGGGAAGTGGCGGTGGAATAGTAAGTTTATTCGCAAGAAGAATTGTCAATTCTGGGACAATCACCGTAAAAGGTGGCAATGGTGGTAATGGCGGAGATGGAACTACCGCGTCAGGTGTTGGCGATGCAAGATATTATGGTGGTGGCGGTGGTGGCGGTGGAGCAGGAAATGGTGGAGCAATAATAATGGTTTACTCAATATTAACTAATTCTGGTTCTTTAATTTATACTGGCGGTACAGGTGGAACGGGGGGTGATAATGGACTTGGAACTCCTGCCGATAGTGGAGCTGACGGAGCTACTGGCGTTCTAATTCAACTCGTTGTATGACATACGCAAAAATAAGACCAAATGGAGAGATTACAATGATTTCTGAAACCAAACAAGAAGGATTTGTTAAAATTACTTTGGATAAAGAAAAAGTAGAAAAAGGGCACAAGATGAAAGTGGTTAATGGGAAAGTAGAATATGAAAAGCCAAAATGCGTATTTGATGAAGAAGACAAACAGGAATTTATAAGTATTAAAGAAGAAATAGAAAAATCAGAAATGTCAGATAAACTTAAACAATCTTTTATTAAAATGATTAAAAAACTCTATACTCAATAATATGGCTTTTTCATTACTGCAAAATCCCGAACCAATCAATGTCTTGGAAAAAACAGCACAAGGAACTTATAATGTTTATAAGTTAAATCCGACCAATTTAATGTCTGATAATAGAGGAACTTACGCTGCAGGCGGTAATGTTCAATCTTTGGCTTCAGGTATTTCTGCTGAACAAATTAAGCAGCAGTTTGGACTTACTACAAAAGATACTCCTTATGTAGACCAGCAATGGATTTCTGATTACACAAGTAGAGCCGTTAAAAGCGATCAACAGATAAAAGAAGCTATTTATCAGCAGTTTGAAGAAATGGATAAAACAGGTTCTTATGGCACTTGGCTTAAACAGAATTTAAACTCTCTTGTCCAATCTACTAAATCTAAAATCACCGCTGATCCTTCTAAAACAATGAATATTCTTGGGGACATTTGGAATCAGTATAGATATAACCCATCACAGGCAGGAAATGTTGAACAAGCAAGAATTGCCTCTGGCGTGGCTTCTGACCCAAACTCCCCCTTTTTAGCTGGAGGGGGGATGACGAGTGCTCAAAAAGAAGCGGGTCAAGCAGGAGCACAATCCTTTGCTTCTGTACCCACTACACAAAGTCCAACTGCAAATCAAGGAACAACTCAAACAGTTCAACAACCAACTATCAATTTCATAAAAGGTCTTAACCAACAACAAATTGACAGCATAAATAATCTTGTTAAAAATCGTCCCTCTTCTCAATGGTCTGAAACTGATGTTAAGAATTGGAACTATGCCACAGGAAAGCAGGCGCTTCCAAGCGGAGTACCGACTTGGATGAGTACTTATCAATCAGGCGGAATTAGTACAAATACAATGGGAAAAGAAAAGAATATTGATTTAGGAACTGGTGGCACACAAGCACAAACAGGAACTTTAACAGGCGACCTTGCACAGATTAAAAGTGAAATAGAAGCTCGTAGGAAACTACAAGAGGAAACAATGACTCCTGACCAATTAAATGCTAAACAGTTGGGAACGGATATACAAGATTTAATTGGCAAAACAGCAGGACAAGCACAGTATAAAGCAGAACAAATGCAGAAATTGGTTGACCCATTACAAACTCAATTAGATTCTTTATATAACCAAATTGATGCTCTCACAGCAGAAAAGAATGCCGAGATGAATAAAGAGGTAGGAAAATCCCAGACACTTGCTCGTTTACAAGGTCGTCAGGCTTGGATTAACTCTACATATAATGCCGAAATCTTGACTAAAACAGCCCAAGCTAATGCTCTGATGAGAAATATTGAAACTGCGACTAATCAGGTTAATAGGGCTGTTGAACTAAAATATGGTGGTGTTTTAGAACAGTTAGGTATTAAACAAGCACAATTAAAATCACTTCAAGATAGTGGTGTTTTGACTTCTGCTCAAAAGGAACAAGCAGATGCTCTTAATAATTATTATGATGCACAGGCACAAGCAGTTAAAGACCAACAAAACGCTGAAAAAGAAGAGAAAGGATACATAATAGATTTAATGTCTAAATACCCTGATGCTGGAATATCTTTTGATGATACTCTTGCTTCTGCCCAATCCAAATTAAAGAACAGTAAGATTTATCAACAGGCTACTAGATTAGCTGGTGGTGGAGGAGGCGGAACACCTGGACCAGGAGGCTTTCCAAAAGGCTTTTGGTCTCAAATTGATTCCGCTAAAAATGAGTTGCAACAAGGAGAACCTTGGGGTAATGTTTGGAATAGAGTTAAAATGCAATTCCCAACAGTAAATAATAGTGATATAGACAAAGCACTCGGTACAGATTGGAGAGAACCAGGGGCTTACCAGGAGTTTAAAGGAAAGATAGAATTAACACCACAACAAGAAGTGCAAAAATTAAAAGATGAGGGTTTTTCTGAACAGGAAATTTTAGATAAAAATAAATATCCTGAAAGTGTAATTAGTGATATTTTTAAAGAACCAGAAAGTAATAAACCTTGGTATAAATTTTGGTAAATTATGGCATTAGAAAAACTAAAAAAATTATTTGCTGAAGGAGTCAAAGAACTTAAAGACATAAGAGAAAAAAAAGTTCAGCCTTTTCTAGTTGAAAAGATTGCAAAACCAGTAGTAAAAACTGCACAAACTATTACAGAGAAAATTATCAAACCTTTATTAAAAGGAGAATTACCAGTACAAAAACAAGTTATATCTTTCTTAGATAAAGGACAAGAGTCAAGAGCAAACGAAATGATTAGTCAAGGTTTGGCTAGTAATTTAGAAGATGC